ACCGATTTCGCGGGTGTCTTTTGCATGTTTGTTCTGGAAGTGCGCCCAATGTAGCGGGAAACGCTTCTTGTGATCTTCCCGTACTGGCTGGTCAATAATAGTATTGTTGTCACCAGGTACTAGGATTTCAACAAAATCCACATCCGTGAAAATAGGTCGTCCTTGAGATTCAGTTTCGAAATTATTTTGAACCGGCCTAACGTAAAATCTGACAGAAAGCCTAGAATCTGGGTTAGTTGCGCCAGTAAAGTTTGGGTTATCTGCATCGCTTGCGATCATTGCCATTTTAAACTCCTAATTAATTAAATTGTTACAAAGAACTGCGCGTTTATTGCATCAGCTTCCATCCACTCTATTTTGTAGCCTAGATTTTTAAACATCTCATACCACCAAACAGACGGGAATATTGATAAGTGCAAAGGATGCCCAATCATTCCGCCGAATGAGTCATTTACGAGACATATCTGAAAAAATGCCTTTGGTACTGCTCCCATGATCGTTTTAATGACCTTATCTACATCTTCAGTAGGGATGTGCTCCATTACGTCAGTACAATATCCATAATCCCCCTTTAACTCTGTACCTTTAACTAAATCACAATAAACAAAAGGTAGGTTATTCCCTTTGTCTACACAGTTATCAGCAAAATCCGCAAGGATAACTTTGCAGGTTGATCCTCTAAGCTTGTCTATTTTTGCGCCACCCTTGCCAGAACCACATCCAAAGTCAATAACCGTTCCTTTTGGGTTAAACATGGCGCAGAATAAAGATGCCACTCTTTCACCAGGAGAATGAACTCGATATGCATCAATTGACCACATTGATTTATATTTCTCTTCTTCGGTTATTTCAGTTCTGGGTAGCATGGAGCATTTTGCAATCTCTGGAATCGCACCTTCACCATCTACAGTGATAATACAACCTGCATCAATTAGATTAAATGCGACTTGCTGGAATAACTCAGCCTGCCGGCCCATTGTGAGAGATGATTTAAAAGTCTTTCCATTAACAGTGACTTCACAAGTTTGCTCACCTTTATTAAGGGCTTGCTCATAGGCGTGGCTTTGATCCTCATGATAGGAAGAATCATAACCGTATAGGTGAAGATTTCTATATCCAAGGGTATAGACAAGACACATTGCAGAGAGGCCAACAGTCAAGCCACCGCCGATAAGCGCATAATCCTCATGATCTGGAATATGCTCGTCGATTCCGTCGATAACAGAATGCCACAAAATAGCCTTATCTGTTTTCTTGAATAACTCAGGGTTGCATTGTGAATTTAGGAAAATAGGCAATTCAGGATTAACAAACTCGATATTCTCTGGTCGAGCATCCATGATTACTTGATAATCAGGAATTATCTCGTTTTCAATAAGATATTTTGCTGAGTTATTGAGCGCGAATATCTTTTGCCCAATAGATTGACGCCACTTGATAGAATCAAGGCAATTAGTCAGGCTATACCCACCACCTACTAAAATTGCATGATCTTCATTTGTGGATTCATTTTTTACCCATGTGATAGGTAATTGTGAGTTTGTTTCGATGTTGCTAAATAGTACTGCATCGTCTGTATTACAGACAATTTCGATATCCATCAGGAGTAGTCCTTTGGTTTGTTAGAAATGATTCTCATCGCCCCCTTTTACAAAGAAGCGATAAGCATCACTTATTAGGTGATACGGCCTTGCAGGTGTGGTCGGTTAATCAATACATTGAGCGTGGTTGTTGCAGAAGCCACCGTAGCAGCATTTGCAGAACGAGCACCCAATATTTCTTTACCTGAACCAGTATTGCCAACTTTACCGGCTGAACCAATTCCCACTGCGACCTTAGCAGCTACAGCAACAGGAGCTTTAACAACAACTGCGGTTCCTTCGATTTGATACCATGCAAAGGTTGTAGCGGAAGTATTTGCAGCCATTGCCACGGCTACAGGTCGAGCTTGACCGGCAGTTACAGGCACGAGAGTTGTTGCAAAGGTTGTACCATCGTAAATAACCAATGAACCAACTGCGGTACTTGCAACACCAGCCAGCAGGATAAACTCACCTGATCCATATGTCGGGTCAACAGCGCGAACAATCGCACCCAAAGCCAATGGAGGCGTTGGATAGGTTGTAGTCGAGCCACTAGACACTGACGATGGAGGCAAATAACCTGCGTCGATATTGGCAATTTGAACCCAGCCAAGTTGGGGGGTAGATACTGAATAAGCCATAATAATTCTCCTTTATCTTATATGGTTAGGCAATCAAAACGCCTTGGAATTGTGCACCTGAAGTTGTCAGGTTACCTGCCCAGCCATACAATTTCACGATTGCATCTTGGTTCACTGCTTGACGTTCTCCGCCGATTGGCACGAAGTTACGGTCTTTATGTGGACGCAAGAAGATGTAATTAGTATTCAAGAACCACATATGATTTGCAGTAGCACTTGCACCGATACCACCATCCATTACAACATCAGCAGCCATACCGCCACCATAAAACTTGATGGAAGCAAAACCACCGGCTGCGGTATCTTCAGAAGTTACGCGCTGGATAGCTTGAAGGCTATTTACATACAGGCCATAGTAGTTACCATCGGCTACGATAAGGTCAGTTTTATCATTACCCCGTACTAGACGCAGAGCCAAGGTAGTCATGTATTGCTGGATATTGGATGCACTTACAGCCGCGCCGCCATCAGTTACACCAGAATATTTTTGCGACTGCCAGAATGACCAAGTAGCACGGTTTACACCGCCATATGTACCACTTGAAGGAGCGTCAGGAACAGCAGCAGCCAGACCAGTGATGTTCTTCCCACCGTTACCAGTGCCATCAAGGTAAATATCACCAGCGATGCGGTTAAGCAAACGAGCTTCGGAGACTTTCATACGACCATCAAGCAAGTCGATGATTTGCTCTTTACCACTGTTTTGCAAACCTTCCAAGCCGGACATGGTGACTGCATCAGCGTACTGGGTAATCGCAAACTGGGCAGCACTGATTGGGCTATCTGGGGAGATATTAATCAGTTCATAACCGCTGTACGAGTTGGCGTTGTTGGTTGAGGTGTCGTTATACATGATTTCTTCCAAAATCACATTACCACCTGAGAACGGACGCACATTGCCTTTTGACTTCAAACGGCGCAGCAGAGCGTTATTGTTTGTTAAGTTATCAGCCAGCTCACCTGAGCGAGACTGGATAGTTGTTGCGATAATATCTGTTATTGCACTATTGGCGAAGGCCATAATAATCTCCTTAAATCAGTTTAAACTCTGGAACCCATTAAATTATCCACAGCTTCAGATATCAATGCGCGCCGATCCTTTGCCGAAGTGGTCGTTACTGATCCGCTAGGAGTAGAGGATTTAACTGATACCGCTTTGGCTTTGGCCTTTTGAACTGCTTGCTGATCTACATGAGGTTGCGTAGCCTTAACTTGTTCAAGTCTCTGGTTAAACAATGTCTCGAATGGTTCAGTAGCCTGTTCATAGGCTTCTTTCAAGGTTTGAGCTTTCCCTGCCTCAAGTAATTGAGCCATGTTGCCTCGTACCATTTCAAAATAGGGATATTTCTCAACATCCGTATATTCAGAGAGTTGCTGTTGAATCTGTTGATTCTCTTGCTGGTCTCTCCATCCAGTCACGCCTGAAACTTGGCTTTTGATGGCCTGTAGTTCCTGCATTAACTGTAATACTGTTGGGTCTATTTGACCACCTTGTTGTGTTTGAGCTACCGCATTAAGCGGCACTCCGTATTCCTGTGCTAGTCGAGCAAAGACATTCATCTTTTGCTCTGGTGTACCTTTAACCAGCATCATATGGGCATTGCCCAAATTCTGTATGAACTGATTAGGCGCAATATTCTGTGCTTGCAAATCAGGTACAAAAGGCGCAATGGCGTCCTGTAACATCTTGGCTTGCTGGGCTTCTGCTTTGTAAGTAGATACACCCGTTTTGTATTCGTTCTCGCGCTGGTTACTATAAGCAGCGAGTTTTGCGCTTTCTTCGGGTGAGAGTGGCTGACCTGTAGAGAGTTTGTCCCAAATAGGAAGGTATTCCTTCTTCCATGTTGAAGGACGGATATTCGCTGGCTTTTCCTCTTCAACTTGAGGGGCAGATTCTACCGTCTTCACTTCCTCTTTTTGAGCAAACTTTCCTTGCTCATCACGAGGCTTGGTTTCTACATCTACAGTTTCTTGAGATGGGGTGCTAGTTTCAACTACATTCTCAACTTGGTCAAAACTAGCTTCTAGTGCTTCGCGCAAAGTGTTTTGAGCGTTTTCCATTACTTACTCCGTCTCTCCCTTTCGGGTCAGCGCCTCACGGCGTTAAATTAAAAATTATGCGCTCTTACTTGGCAACCACTGGGTTGATGTAATCTTTTTGTAAATAACCACTGCATAAGTGGTGTGCGCATATGAAGCGTTGGCAGTTCCAAGACCTGTAGCAGGTACAGCAATTGCCGCGCCACTATTAGGGTAAACTTTCAGGGTAGAGCCTGAGTTATTAAATACCCAAACTTCATCGCCTACATCACCATTCAGGATTACGCCTTTAGTAGCATCTGCACCAGCAACTACACAGTTAGACGCACTCAATGTAGACGCATCAGTTTGAGCAGAACCAACAGCGGTTACAGCTTGATAGTTACCACCTAATGCGCGAGCTTGACCAGAAGAAAAGCCACCACCCATAATATCTTTTGCAAGTGCCATAATGTACTCCTTAACCTAAATGTTGATATACAGCCTTGCCAATTGCATCCTTTAATCCTTTTGGCTCTTCAGGCTTTCTTTGCGTCTGCTTCTCATTTCCAACTTCGATGCATCCGTTGTTTTTTAAATGATTTCTATGTTGTGTTCTGGATGTTATCATACTTCCGTCAATTTGGCTACGATATGGTTGAATTTCTGGGATAATTCCAAAATTCTGCCTTATTTCACTTCCTTGATTGGCTATACGCTCATCTAAAGCAAGTTTTGCCTTCCATGCTTCTTCAGCTTCTTCTGGCTTTATGCTCCAATCTTTCAGCCATTCATCCTTGATGGCTCCACAGGCACTAATATTCATCTGTCGCTCCCTTTGCTGCGTTGATCTGCGCGGTTTGAAGTGTAGTTTCCGCACCAATCTGGGCAACTTCCAATTTCGTCTGGTTGTTCATCTGTGTAAGCAGTGTTTGCAGGCTTTGTTCCATTTGTGCCAGTCGATAATCATTTTCAAGCCGTTGTTGTTCTAACTGTGCAGTATATTGGGCTTCAGCCTGTGACCTTTGCGCCTCTAGTTGATTCTGATGGGCGTTTTGCTCTGCCTGAACTTGTTGCTTATGGGCTTCAAGTTGCATTGCCATCTGGTTTTTCTGTTGTTCAAGCTGCATTTGCATCTGCATAGATTGTTGCTCTGCCTGCGTCTGAGCTTGAATCTTCATCATTTCTGGATCAGGTTGAGGCTGTTTAGGTTGTGCAGCAGCTTGTTTTAATTTCTCTGCTGCATTGTCAAACTCACCTTCTAATGATTTCCCTACTTTAAACCCAACTACACCAAATTTAAGCATTTCAAGCAACAAAGGAACAAGTTCAGGAGTTTGCTGCCCTACAGGGAGGATTTTCTCAAGGAATTGACTAGAGGCAGTCAGAAACTCAACTCTATCCTGCTTCTCCTGTATCTCATCCATCTGCACCATTGAATCCGCAGCAACTTCAATTCTGAAGGCCGCAGTATCCGCAGACTTTAACAATTGAATTGCTTGAGGGACGATAGCTTGATCTGCTTCGGATAATTCAGCAGCGCCACCTATCTTGATAATCGTATCAGGCTGGAAGTGTTTGCAAATAATCTGCGCTTTAATCTGTAGCATTTCAGTCGCAAACTGTGCAACTTTCATCTGCATAGCTCTCAGACGCATAGAGCCGAATTGTGATTTCAACTTTTGTGCGGTGGCAGTTTCACCGGCTACTGTAGAGCCTCGGATAATATCCGCCATCCCTGTGATTTCGTATATCTGCGCTTTCTGTTCTGCAACAGCACGATAACAAGCATCCAGAGCTTGATAGATTGGAGTCAGGTCAACAAGGTTAATTGCACCCTTTAGCCCGTTCTTTTCTGCGAAAGCTGTCCAGTTAGTCACCGGGATCATTGTTCCAGACTCGCCCTCTGTGAATATCCGAGCCAATTCAGCCACAGAAGCATCATATACGCCCTTGACCTGTAGAGCTTTAATTAGCCCCTCTATGCGGTCAGCAAGTATATCTAAGGTATTTGCTTGGTCTTGATACAGTGCGAAGTCAGGAACAGGAACAAGGCTTTCACTGGTCAATGTGGCATACAAAGGACGTGGGCAAGGCCAGAAGTTCTCCAACTCTAGAGGGTCTTCCTTCTGGTCTACGATTTTACCCAGTGATTTTGACAGCCAATAAGCCGTATTCGTTGATTTATCCCATATCTCATAAATAACAGCTTCGTAGGAATCACCATCACCGGCTGATTTCTTCATCTCATCTGGTTTAGTATCAAGGGGGATTTTACCGCCCATTTCTTCACCAAAACGTTCAACAAGTGCGTCTCGTGACATATAGACTTTACGCCACACTGCGGTTACTTCTTCCCATGTCCTGGCGATCGTATGCCCGAAGTCTTTCCAGTTTACATAATCACAGGGGGCGCATTCATACTCGATTGTTTCTTGTGCTTCTAGGGCTTCATTTTCAGCTTCGTCTGTATCTTCAGTAACTTGTAATCCATCATCAGGCATCTGTACTGCTGAGATATGCGGCTCATAGCGCACCCATGCAATACCACGACCACCAAGGAAACGATCTTGTACACACTGCTCCATTGATGCATGGTAATCTGGATAATGATCCAATTCATATTCAAGCGCACGTTCAAGGATGAGCGCGGCAACCCTTCCTACAGGGTCATTGTCTTTAAATCGGCGGGATACATCAGGCTTTGGCAAACGAGCGAATACCGCAGGAATAGCAGTCTGAACGTTAGACCATAGAATATTAAACTTGGATAGATTATACCCTCGTGAATTCTGCGGTTCATCACGATAACGCTTCAATATTTTATCTGTGCGCTTTTCCCACTTGGTAAATTCACGATCATAAACAGCAATCGTCTGAATCCATTGATTAGCTGGGTCAGTTACAGTTTTAATAGAAGTCTTTGCCATATTTACCTTATTGAGGTTTCTAACCAACCCATGATTGCGCCTATAGCAGTTACATTCGCTGTAGCTCCGTCACTTATAGCTCTTAATTTCACATCTGCCATTGCAGGGATTGGGATAGGGCTAGGGAAAACATGACTATCCCCACCATTTTGAGTCCCGATTTCGTCTTGCACCAGGAATACACCAGGCCATAAAAGACCATCGTGTGTAGTTGCTACTAGGGATGATTGACAGAAATGCGCACCAACAGAACCAGAACTAGAAGTCCAAACACTTATATATCCAGTTAGTCCAGCCGGAACAGTGTAGATTGCTTGTCTAGCCGTATTGTCACCAATGGAGATAAATCCATACGTTAATCCGCTTGTATTACCTTTAAGAGATATAGCCCCAGCCGCGCCATCTAGAGCACCTGCTGGCGTTACCGCATGTAACCCGTTAATGCGGAGGATATTAGTTGCCACAGTGTTGACTGGGGTTACGCCATTAAGAGTTACTATTTCGTACTGAACAGCATAATTAGAGTCTAAGTAATGAATATAAACCCTGTTTAATCCAGTTCCGCCATTGGTATCAAGTGCACTAGTAGATGAAATATTCATCTGTTGAGCAACTGCTGGGAATACATAAGTTGGAGTTGGCCCCTCCCAAAGATCGACTTTTACATTATCTACGTTGGTATTTCTGCCAAAAGTAAACCCTCTTACCCTTCCCTGCTGTGGGTAATTCTCATTGCCTATCAGGTCTTGCTGTAGGAATGGCTGAGTAAAGTTACCCATGGTTACACGCTAAATTTCCCAATAGCCATCACAGTTGCGCCGGCTCCAGTGGTTACTTTCCACGCACCTGAAGCTGATCTGGCATTGATTTCTATTGAATACACACCGATAGCTGTTGTGGCAGCCATGATTGGAATTGATGTTGAGTTGTCGAGCAATGTTACGGTACTTGTAGCTGATGTACCTACAGTGATAATCAATCGGTGAATATAATCACCAACTGCACCGGCTGTACCTAAGACTTGAGCTGTTTGGGAGGCTGCTACAGTTTCGTAAGCATACTCATATGGGTATTGAACACCGGACATAATATAAACCCTTCTGCCTCACGGCGAACTAGTTGCACAATTATATGCTTATTTCTGCATAAATGTGCAAATAAATGTAATTTATTGCTAAATTCTGCTCCTTGGTGATGGTGTACGCTTCCACATTTCTTCTAATGATACACTTGGCTGACCTACAGTTATACCCCTCATCGGTTTAGGCGGTGGCGGTGGAGGGGCTACTTGCTGCATGATTAAGCATCCATAACTAAACCCATCACCATCGTGGCTTGCCCAATCATGTACCGGCTCCGAGCTGAATATCTTGGTTCCTTCGCTATACTCATATTGCCATGATCTAAGGCCGTTTAGCCCTTTCTCGCAGTTTGTAGCGTTAAACTCTATCCTCGGTATCAATACCCTTGCAGCGTTCACCCTATCTGCTATGCGACTGTCTGGTATGATGTCTACATGGTCAGCACCAAAGTGGTCAACGAATATCTCTACTGCGCTTCGTTTGGCTGAAAATGTCTTTGCTCTGGCATCATGTGGTAGCCATATCTTACCAAGAGCAGTCTTTTTACCCTGTAGCGTGTATTTATCAATCCGTTCCTTCAGGCGATAACACCATTCTTCGGCGTCTATCCCCCATCCCCCATCATAATCAACGATTGAATAACCACCTATCTTTGGTTGCCAGAACCACCAAGTTGCTGTATCTCTCCGCCCTATATCTGCGCTAATCTCTAATGGTGCGCCAAAGTCGTCAAACTCTACTTCATCAGATACTCGCCCATCCTTCTCAGCTATTCCAATGGCCCTAGCCAGAATAGCCCCAAGATTTGCGGCCTCAAATGAGCAAAGGTATTCCTGTTCGAATTTTGCTCTCCCGTAATCCTCACCATAATCAGCTATATAGTTTCTTAGCTCTTCGTCTAATTGCTCTACAGAGAATATCCCTGTTTGTGTTGCGTCTAATATTTGAGCGAACGACTTAGGTTCTTTTACAGCGTTTGTGTAGGTCTTATGGGCATGATTACGGCCACGTGGCGTGGTATTGAATATTTGCCAACCGTTGTTTTCCATAATGATTGGGCGAAGGTAAGCCCTCACATCTGGATTGGATAAGGCCCATTCTGAATAAACTATGCCTGCCGGAGGTGAGCCAACCAAACTATCGGGATTGTCAGAGCCAACCACTTGGAAGCTCGATCCGTTCTTAAACGTCAGCTTCATTTCTTGATTGTTTACTGACTGCCTTAATTCTCTAGGAAATGCTTCGTCTATACGTCTTTTCCCTGTGTGTGGATTGATGGCGTCCCAAATAGCTTTGCGGGCCTGGTTAAACTGTGGGAGCATGTACCAATATGTAGCTACACGTTCAAACGATGCCACGGCAGTACGGTGCATCCCTAATTCGTCCTTGCCAGACCTTCGATGCCAAATAAGCTCGGCATGTTTACCACCGTTTTCTAGATAGTTCCACGCAGGAGACTGATAATCGCGTGGAGTCCAGCAGTTAGGGAGTTGTATCCTGGACACTAGCCGCCAATCTTGTTAAAGAGGCTTTGCAACATCCCCCTACGATCTTGTGGCTGTGGCTGAGGTTCTGCCGCTTGTTGTTGTGCTGCCCATTCAACAAAAGGAGGAGCTTCTTCACCATTCATCTGCGCGTCGATTGCCATCTTCATGTAAGCAGGGCGGTATTTTTCAAGAATAGCTGCATTCTGAGCCAAGCCTGAACCGAGTTGACCCTGCCCCATAGATTGCATACTAGGAGGAGGCTGCGGGGCATTCAATTGAGGGGCTGGTATATTCTGTTGCTGCGGTACTGGCATATCCATAGTTTTCACCTGATCCATTTAAAGTAAATAAGCACCCAAGCACTTAAAGCCAAGGCGATCCAATCGAACATTATCTCAATTGCTTCCATTCTATATCTCTTTTGCTTCTACTTTTGCCTTATAACCACATTTAGGGCAATAATTAACTTGAGATTCATATTCTCCATTACCAGTCTTAATCCATAACTCCCCGCTTTCTTGCTCGAAGCAATAGTCAACTAAGCTTCCATAGCCACGGAAATCATGTGTTGTTAAATCACATGCATGTAAATTCCCCATTTCTATACCCCTTTGCTAAATCTGACTATTTCAACAGTTAAACCACCGGATACATTCTGGTCAATCTTTTCTACATATAACCCTGATACCTTACCAGTTAGCTCAACAGCCTTTATAGCCGCCTGAACATTGCCATTATCCTCAGCTACCTTGGCAAGTCTTTGAAGCTCTGCAATGTGGCTCTCTAGCGTTACTTGAGCCTTTTTAATCACTGGAGCACGTAATTCAGCCACTCTAAGTGTTACCTTAGGGTTTTTGTTTAACTTACAAGACTCTTGATATATTGATACATCAGACATTCCTTCATGATCATACGACTTACGATAAGCATCTGATTGGTTTAATCCGCTTGCTACTCCTACGCAGAATTTCTCCTGCTTGGAGGTTAGTTTCCGTTCCATATCTTGCACCTAAGTATTTAGATTTCTTTGATATTATCATACAATTTACTATTATTCAATTACTTAATCAATCTATTCTATCAATCAACTTCTTTAATACGATTCAACAGATATATCGCTTAGTGTATTGACATGCTGTTTACTGAGGTTTAAAGTGTAGCCATGTTGTAAAGATTATTAATTAAAGGAGTAATTAAAATGTTCGTAGCCATATATAACAAAGCGGGTTCATTGTTGGTTGATCTGGTAACGATTGAGGATTATCTAAACCTTCCTCGGTCTATGTGTATTAATGCTGAAATTGTCACCTGTTCGTTAATCTAAGGATGAATTATGTTACATCACCATATTGTAATGGTTACACCTAAAAATTATAAGTTAATGCAGTCATTCCCTAATAGATTAGATGCAATTAATTTTCTGTCTAGCAGGTCTTGCAGTTCTTTTGCAGTTATTTATCGTGACGGTGTAACTGGTAAGCGATACACATACAATGAAGCTAAAAATTTTATAAAAGGAGATTAATCATGATATTCATAGTCACTATCCGGTTTAAAGAAACAACCATCGAGCATGAAGTAGAAGCTGATTACTCTATGGATGCCATAAATATGACATTAGACGACTGGACTAATGAAATGTTGAATGAAAAAGGCTCTATGTCTATTACTTGTAAGGTTAAAGAGTAATGTTTAAAGCTATCATTTCAATATTAATCTATATCGTCTTGGTAGCGATTGCTTTCCTTACCTGCATTATGATGTTGCTTTTAGCTGTAATATATGACGAGTCTCATCCAAAGTTTTACCGTAACACTAAGCGTAATTTTATGTACCATAACCATAAAAGGAGTTTACACCATGACTTACCAACTAAAAAGCCACAGCCTTTTTTCGTTTTTGACTAAGATTCTACGCCGTAATAATTGGAGGAAAGTCCGCCCGATCTCTATGGTTACCTTAGATTCATGGGGCGCAGTACATAAACATTTTGGGTCTAGGTATTAATCATGGAAGAGGAATTAGTTTATTCAGTATTCCTTCCAAGGAATGAGCGAACTTTTCAATGGTTAGAAAGTCGCTTTGCAGGCCATTGGGACACTGACTATGACATATTCGACCCTGAGACTATGTTTGTTACCTTTGAAACTGCGGAAGATGCTCAAGACGCTGTAGAGAGCATCCTATTATGTGGTAGCCACGAATTACATTAGGAGTTAATCATGAAAACAGTTAAAAATGTAGTTCTTAATCTATTTGTCTATGTAGGACTTGCGGTATTTGCTTGGGCTGTGGTGTTTTGTATTGTCCTGGCTTTCATACCTAACAGCTTGTGAGCCTTCTTCCGTTTGTCTGCACAAGCTTGGCAGCGGTTCTGCTTTTGTCCGTTCCCAAGTAATACTTTGGTTTCTGCTGGTTTCCCACATCCCATATTTTGACATTTCATTTTCTATCCTTTAACCACTTTTTAGCAGCTTCAAGCTTTTTATTCATTGAATTATTATTGGTCACTGGGTAGACTGTTTCAGTACTGGCATTTGTGTCTTGCATTCCTTTAAATCTGTCATAAGCATCTAAACCAACTAAACTGCGATATAAAGGATTAGATTTTCGTATTGAAGAATATAAATCAATATTGTTATACTTAAACCTAGGATCGGCAATAATTTTTAATATCTCTATGTCTTTCATGTTATCTCCTTGTTATTTTAATAGTATCCCTAAAGCTAGATGCACCCTCTCAGGAATCTAGCTTGCCAGCATCTATCACTTATGGGATAAACTCTGGTGCTCTAAAGGGTATCAAATATCTGTAGGCGCTAGGTTGCTTGGGCGCTCGACATATCAGACAAATACACCAACTTGCCTGCGATACTTAGTCCTGCTAAGGTAAAGTCCGGTGTATTCAGCGAATCCAGCCCATTCAGGCTACTATCTAACGTGGCGCTTACGGACAATAGGCGAATAAAAAAGCCCTGTGAGTTTCCCCGCAGAGCTTAGTAACATTCAATAACTGGGCGGGGTGA